CAAATCCTAGTCTTATCATGAAGAGTGGTAAGAATCCAGAAGATGTCTATCAAAAAATTAAAGACATTGGAGTTCAAGATATCAGCATGGAAGTTGTTGGATCTGATCTTGAAATGTATGATGAGGGTATTCGTCTATATGAAAAGTTTGGTGAGGTATGCACGGTCAAGGTTCCTTGCACAAGAGAGGGTCTGATTGTCTGTAAGAGACTCTCAGAACAAGGTATCAAAGTAAACGTCACACTCATCTTCTGTGCCGCTCAGGCAGTCTTAGCAGCGAAGGCTGGAGCAACATATGTTTCTCCCTTCGTAGGACGCTTGGATGACCAGTCAGTGGCAGGTCTGGAGGTTGTAAGATCTATCTCAGACTTGTATCGGATTCATGGTGTTAAAACGCAAGTTCTTTCGGCATCAATTCGTAGCGTGCAGCGTGCTGTTAGGTCTTGGTACAATGGTGCGGAAATCTGTACAATGCCACCCAAAGTTTTTGAACAGATGTACGATCATATTCTTACAGACAAAGGTTTAGAAATTTTTGACAATGATTGGAAGCAGGTAAAACAATGACATTTACAGTATATTCAAAAGATGGATGCCCCTATTGCTCTAAAGTAGAACAGGTGCTACAGTTAGCAGAACTCAAATACGTCATATATAAACTTAATCGAGATTACACTCGCCAGGAGTTTTATGATAAGTTTGGGAGAGGTTCGACCTTCCCAAGAGTGGTAAAAGATGATACACTTATTGGTGGTTGTACCGAAACTGTAAAATATTTGCGGGAGCAGAAACTAGTATAATGGAACAAAACCTCAACGACATCTACGATTTAATTGAACACGCAATTGACAATGCCTTTGAGGGACAAATGAATCTAAAGTTTTACAATTATCTTAAGGATAGTAAAATTAAAAAACACGAGATAGACTCTTTTATTGAGAGTCCTACAGCAACTGAACTCAGCACTATATCATTAGAACTTGATGAATATATTAAAGGCGGTTCAGATAACGAACATAAGCAACTTCGCGAAGGTTATGGTCACATTCCTAAACCTCAAGCAAGAAAAATTAAAATCTATTTGTATGGCATTTTAGAGGATGCATGGAGGTACAGCCGTGACCGAAGACCTGGACGCAGAAAAAAGCAATCTAAATAAATCAGATCCCCATATTAATCGTGGGGTGGAGTTGCTATTACGCAACAGGAGAAGAAAACCAGAACCACCTAAAACTTTTCAGATAAAGTTTGGTAAAATGGTCTCTCTTTTCCGGCGAGAGATTGTATTTCATCTGAACTTTTATCTGGACATCAGAAAGAAATAGTCTCTGGAGGCAGAAAGATGTTAGCAGTAACTTTGACCATTGGAACATTGGTTTCAATCATGTTCTTTTTTGTAGGAGGTGTGGTAGGATGGTTAGCAAAAGACCACGTATATCAAACTCAACCCGTTTATATGCATCCAGAGATGTTTGATGAAAATGGTAATATATTACCAGATGAAATTTTAGCAGTACGATTTGAAAACGATTATGAGCCCGACGAAGACAGTGAAGACGACTAAAAAAGAAGTTCTTCCACATAACCCATTTGTATTTGAAATTTTGGAACTTGCTAGTAAGCAAAGATCTAAAGCAAAAAAAGTAGAAGTTCTTCAAGAGTATGAACATAATTCTCTTAAGTCAATTTTTATTTGGAATTTTGATGAGACCGTGATTTCAATGATTCCTGAAGGTGAAGTTCCATATGGAGACATTGAAGATCAATCGGTTTATAGTGGAACTTTGTCTGATAACTTAGAAAAGGAAATGAAAGGTGGAGAATCTGCTACCGGTCAAGATTTAGACGGTAGAGGTAAAACTTCTCTCCGTAGAGAGTGGGCAAATCTTTATCATTATGTGAAAGGTGGTAATGACTCACTGAACAAAACTCGTAGAGAGATGATGTTTATCAATCTATTACGAGGACTTCATCCGAAAGAGGCACAAATTGTCTGCCTAGTCAAAGATAAAGTTTTACAAACTAAATATAAGATAACTAAAGATATTGTCGAAACAGCATACCCAGATATCCAGTGGGGAGGTCGAGGATGACAGTAGCAGTAGACCAGGAAAAGGAAATGGCTGAGTTTGGATCAGATGTTAATGAAGTAAATCCTTCTGATTACAGTTGCCAGATTCTTCTTGAGAAAACTACTCTTGATATAGCAAATGATAAAACTTTTCCAAATGATGCTAGATTAGTTTGGTATGTTGTTGATGGTGTTGAGTATATTGATTTGACTCGATGTTCAAAAACTTCAAAACTTTTTGACATGTACTATGACAAGTACGGCAAAGGTGCTGTTCAAAAAATAGATTTTGGATACGGCACGATGAACCCAAAACTGTGGGGGCAGAAACCAAAGAAAGAAAAGAAAAGAAAATGAACGACAAAGATCTTAGGACACAAATTAACTCTCTGATCAGAGATGAAATCCAAGAAGACATTAACAATTATGTTGATGCTGTGGACGAAACAAAAAAAGCAGGTCTTGGATTTGTATCTAATGATGATAAAGAAAAATTGAAAGTCAAAATCTCTCAAAACGAGATTGATAAAATAATCAAAGAATATAAAAAAGTAAAAAAGAGTGAGAGATCTAATCTAGCACACATTAAAAAACTTGGACTTGTAGATAAGAATGGTAAACCACTGACTTGACAGTTTAAGTAAATAATATTATGATCCTAATCATGTATCATCAATATCATGTATAAACCATACTCACCAGAGTGGCATCGCAAAAGATTTCTAAGAGAATCACTAGATTTATACTTTGACAATTATGTTGAGGCTGATGTGATTTACGCAGATATTATGGATATTATTCATGAGCGATCTGAAGATGCCTACGCAGAATTTCAAAAAGCAACAGACCTAGAATCTAAACTCCGAAAGAAGTAACATGCTCTCTACCCAATACAGACTTAGACTAGAGTCCATTTGTAAGTGTATTGCCAATAAAGAAGAAGTCCCTTTGGAGGATATGATCTGGGTAGAAAAACTTGCTAAAGCACATACCACCGCTAGAGATTGGTTGCAAAAAGCACGGCGTCAAGCTGCTCAGGACATTCAAGAAGGTAGTATGGATGATTTTATGAATAGGATGGGAATAGGAGACCCCGACCCATCCAATCACAAAACGGGGTTTGATGGTGCAGATGAAATTGTGGATTGGTTTCAAAGAGATAAACCTGATGACTGGAGGCAACGTGACTGAAAAAAATGTACCCCGCTGGAGACTACAAAGAATTGCTGAAGAACTTGGTGGAGAAGTTCACTATCAAGATGTTATAGATAATCACGGTAAAAAGTCCAAAAGAATTATTATTTCATATACAGAAGATGACTAAAATGCAAGCCCTTGTATACTCTAATGGCAGTCAAGAATGTGAGAGAGCAGAGAGTCTTCTCCACAGTATTGACCAAGACGTAAAAGTTTTTTTATTGGATGAAGACTTCACACAGAATCAATTTAATGCTGAGTTTGGTCAAGATGCTGAATACCCACAAATCTCCTATGGTCTAGACCATAGAGGAACATTGAAAGAAACTCTTCATTATATGAATGATAGAGGCATCATTAAATAATTGTATCACAAGTTACAAAACAATTTGACTATATAGTTCATAGGAGTTATAATATTCCCATCGTTCATCCAGGAAACTGGACGCAAGTAAGTCGCGGAACGGATCGTTCATCTCATGGAACTTATTCTACCCTTCATCTTTGCATCTCATAGACCTGATTTATCTAAAGAATACAACTGGCACATGTCTTGTTCCAGATGGCATGAAAGGTCTCAAGAAATAATGAAAGATGAAAATCTTCCAATAAATCAAAGAAAATTTCTTGTTAGGTATCTGAGAAGTAAAGTGGAAGGTGAGTGTAATTTTACATGAGACGCAAACGACTAAAGGAACGGACCTAAAAATCCAATTACTTTAGGAGTAAACAAATGACTAAACTGCAAGAGCTCATCGAAATCCACAACCAAAATCGCAAATCATACTCAAGTGCCACTGCATATCGCGGTGTGAAGTATGAAGTAGGCAGTGTTCCCATTGAGAAATCTCAAGGAACATTCGTCTATCGCGGTCGCACTTATACCAAGTGATCACCATGGAAGCACTTCAAGTTGGAGGCATCATATGCGTTGGATCTGTAGTAATTTTAACATTACTTTACGGTGAACTTTTACTTCTTCATAAATCATAATATGGAGGGTAAATTAAATGCTAAGGATCAAGTTTGAGTGGGACTATGGTCTTCCTGATTATGATCCAGAAATACACGATCCAGATAGAGTTTTTAGATTCTTGACTTATCGTGGTATATCTTATGCCAAATGGGTTTATTTAAAATCAAGAGGCATAAAAAATTGGAAAGTAACTACATGAGGACCTTGACGGGTCCTCTTTTTTTGTCTATAATTATTGGAAGTATATTCTTTTTATGGACAGAGACAAATTAAAGTTAATAGTCAGAAACTTAAAGCTCCTTGTCGATGCTCTTGAATCAGAGGTATACTCTGATGTGGATGCATATAAAGCAGAGAACTTTGATGATCCTCCAGCAAACTACATAACTGATTACGACGAAGTTTTTAATGACGATGACGGATACCCCGATTAAATTAATTAGCGTCACCCCTGACGCAGAGAAGCACATGGCATATTGTGCGAGAGTAAGTAATCCAAACAACCAAGAGAATGAAAAATTTTCTGGTCTGCTTAAATATTGTGTGAAGCATCAGCACTGGAGCATCTTTGAGCAGGCATACATGACCCTGGAGATCAATACTACCAGGGGCATAGCGGCTCAAATTTTGCGTCATAGGTCCTTCACATATCAAGAATTTTCACAACGCTATGCTGATTCTTCCTTACTCGCAGAGACGATACCCCTTCCAGAACTCCGTAGACAAGACACCAAGAATCGTCAGAATTCTATTGATGATATTGACCCGTTTGTTAAGCAGGAATTTGAAATTAAAATGAGAGATCACTTTGATAAAGCAATGGTTCTTTATCAATCTATGCTTGACATGGGAATTGCAAAGGAGTGTGCTCGTTTTGTACTTCCCCTCGCCGTAGGGACAAAAATTTACATGACGGGCTCAGTAAGATCATGGATTCATTATATCGATTTGCGTTCTGCTAATGGAACACAGAAGGAGCATATGGATATTGCCCTTGGTGCTAAGAAGATTTTTTGCGAACAGTTTCCTGCCGTTGCTGAAGCAATGGAATGGATTTAATAAATATTAGAAAAGGATTGAACGTTTATGCCAACGTACCCTGTTATTAATTTGAAAAATAAAGAGACTAAAGAACTCCGGATGACAATGAAGGAGTATGATGAATGGAAGAAAGAGAATCCAGATTGGGATAGAGATTGGTCACAAGGATGTGCAGGTCAGTCCACTGAATTTAAGTGGACTGGTGAGGCCAAATCCAATGGATGGAATGAGGTCTTAGATCGTGCGTCTAAACAACCAGGTGCAAATGTCAGTAAAAACCGCTACTACGGTTAGTCCTTTTATTCCCATAGCGTATGCCCTCAAAAAGAAAGTCTCAGTCCCCTATCGTTCCGTTTGGAATGAGTAATAAGCATATGAAAAGAAAGAAACCATTAAACTCAGACTTGATGAAACCCATCGAGCCTCTGACACAAAATCAAGAAGAACTTTTTCGATGCTACAAGAATGATCAAAATCTTGTTGCATACGGATGTGCTGGTACGGGAAAGACCTTCATAACGCTCTACAATGCCATCAGAGATGTCTTTGATATGAAGACACCTTATGAGAAGATTTACATCGTCAGGTCTCTTGTAGCAACCAGAGAGATTGGTTTCCTACCTGGAGACCATGAGGATAAATCCTCTCTCTATCAAATTCCATATAAGAATATGGTGAAGTTCATGTTTGAACTTCCGACAGAAGGAGACTTTGAGATGCTATATGGTAATCTTAAAAACCAAGGCACTATTTCTTTCTGGTCCACATCTTTTATTCGTGGTACTACTCTTGATAATGCGATTGTTATTGTTGATGAGTTTCAAAACTTGAATTATCATGAACTTGATAGTATAATCACAAGAGTGGGTGAAAATAGTAAAATCATGTTCTGTGGTGATGCTACTCAAACTGACCTTATTAAAGACAGAGAGAAAAATGGAATTGCAGATTTTATGAAAATCTTGCGTGTCATGCCATCAGTTGATATCATTGAATTTGGAGTAGATGATATTGTACGCTCTGGTCTTGTCAAAGAATATCTACTCGCTAAACTGGAAATGAATCTCTAATGAATTTTATTCATCATAATTATCTCGGTGATCTTGAATTAAACAAAAAAGAAACAAGCGGTATTCGTCTCTACAATCTTCCAAATGGAGAGTGGGTGCCGTCTATTACTTCTGTAACTTCATTCTACAATAGAGAAATCTTTGTTAAGTGGAGGAAGAGAGTTGGTATTGAGGAAGCCAATCGTATTACGAAGAAAGCAACTGCCCGTGGAACAGACTTTCATGAAGCAGTTGAAGTGTATATGAGAAACAAAGAACTCAACTGGGAAGAATTTCGACCCTTAACACAGTTTATGTTTCATCATGCAAAACCATATCTGGACAAGATAAATAATATACACGCTATAGAAAGGACTCTGTATTCAGAGTATCTTGGATTAGCAGGTAGAGTTGACTGTATCGGAGAGTATGAAGGAGAACTTGCAGTCATCGATTTTAAAACATCCGAAAAGATTAAACCAGAAGAGTGGCTAGAGAACTATTTTGTTCAGGAAACTTTCTATGCTGCTGCTTACTATGAGTTGACTGGTATCCCCGTTAAAAAACTGATCACTATTATGGTTACGCCTGGTGGTGAAGTTGAAATATTTGACAAAAGAAACAAAGGGGATTATATTAAGTTATTAGTTCGATATATTAAAAAATTTGTATCTCACAATCTTAGGTCAGAGAATGGAGAATGAACTAGAAAAGGTATTAGAGAGTAAGTTCTTTTGTCCATCTCGTTTTGCTCAAGAGATTGAATCTCTTGTTCAACTTAATGCGGACATGAATTATATTGATGCCATTGTTCACTTTTGTGATCAACAAAGTATTGATGTAGAATCTGTACCCAAACTTATTTCTAAACCTCTTAAAGACAAACTAAAAGCAGAAGCCATGGAACTCAACTTCTTGAAGAGAAGTTCTAGAGCAAAACTACCTTTGTAATTTTTATATCTTCGTGATGCCTTTTGATGCCTATAAGCAATACCTCTCTTTAAAAAATCATTTTACCAAAGAGAAGTATGATTACCACAAGTATTGTGGAAAGAGTCGTGCGACTGTGCAATCTTTCTACAAGAGGAAAGACCGTTTTTGGTTTGAAAAACTAGCAAGAAATAAAAACGATAAAGAAGTCATTGAATTTTTTGTATCTAACTTTATCACCTGTACTGATCCAAGTAAACTTTGGA